AGGTATTAATGTCAGCGATACCACAGACGCTGTTGTTTTTGCAAAGAAGTTTAAAATTCCTGTTAAAAAAAGTCCAATAACAACAGGCGGAGCTCTAATTTATAATTTAGATATTTTAAATGATGATGCTTTTGTAGAAAAAATACAACGAGCGCAAGTGAGGGGAGGACGAGCAACACCAGAGGTAACAGAAAAATTTTTAAGTAAAGACATTAAAAAAGCAAAAAAAAGAGAACTAGGACAAAAAAGATATTTTGCGGAAAAAAAACAAGGTGGAGTACAAAAAGCTTTTCGAGGAACAAAAATTTCTGGGGTAGAAAAAAGTCACATGAATGACCTATTCTCTCAATACATTACAGGTCAAAATGTAGGATATGTTCCTCGAGAAATAAATGTAGAGATGGGATTAGACGAAGGTATTGATAACAAAATGAAAACTCTCTACAAAAAAAGACAAAGACTCTTAGAACAAAAACCAAAAAATTTAAAAAAAGAATTAGAAAATATAAATATAAAAGGTGCAAGATTAGCAGGTCAATCTCAAGGATTTAAAACATTTACTATCATGGATCCTGTTTCTCAAAAAACATATGAGTTTGGAGGTAAAAGATTTCAACTTGATCCAACTAATCAGTTTCCCGGCATGACCGAAAGAGAAATTGTAAATTTTATAAAAAATGCAGATCCTGATGATTTTGATGCTCAATTAAAAATAAAAATGTTTGAAGATAATAGAAAAGCTGTGTTTGATGCAGTTAAGAAACAATCTTCAAAACTTGTAAAAGAATTTAAAAAAGGACCTAGACCAACACAACTATACTCAGGTCTCGCAGCTTTACCAGAGATGGGAAGAATTGGAAAAGAAATGATTACTCAAGACGTTCCTAAGTTTGGAAGATTTGCAGGACAAGTTGCAAAAGGAGCAGGGAAAGTTGTGGCTACAACCGGTCGTGCATTAGTAGGCCCTGTTGAGCTTCCCGTATCTTTAGCAGCTGGAGGGGTATATGCTAATTATCAAGATCGAGTAGATTTTGAAAAAGCTGTAAGACAAACAGATTTTTCTGAAAATAAAAAGAAAGATCTCATAAATAAATTTAGAAGATCACAACTTGATCTTGATGTGGGTGTAGGTGAAGAAATTTTAGTGGACACCATGGGCACGGAAAGTGATATTATTGGTGGAATTAAAGATCCTAAACAACTAGGTCAATTTCAAACAATAGCTCGTAATGCTATAGATGCGGTTCGAAGACAAGAATTTGCAGACCTAGAGGACGAACGAAGAGATGCTGCCTTAATAGAAAAGGATGAATTATTTTGACATATTCTAAAGGTAAAAAATCAGGTCCACCACCAGAAAAAGGCCCCGCCTCACAAGGGTTGAAGTTTACTAAAAAACCCTATACAACCAACAGATCGGAGAGATTATATGGGAGAAATAGACAAGTCATTACCAAACGTAAAACAAGAAGTTAACATCGATCCTCAAGAGATCGAACAAGCACTTGTTGAAGATCAAGTTGATGTTCAAAAAGAAGGAGCACCGGTTGATGTTCAAGAAAACGAAGATGGTAGTGTTGATATAAATTTTGATCCGGGGCTTGGATCTCAACCACAGTCCGAAGATCATTTTGCAAATCTTGCAGAACTTTTACCCGATGAAGTTTTAGGAAGTTTAGCTTCGAGCCTAATGGGTAACTATCGTGATTATAAGATGTCCAGAAAAGAATGGGAAAAATCTTACACGGATGGTTTAGACTTATTAGGATTTAAATATGACAATCGTACAGAACCCTTTAGAGGTGCGTCAGGTGCAACCCACCCTGTCTTAGCAGAAGCCGTGACCCAGTTTCAGGCTTTGGCGTACAAGGAATTATTACCTGCTGATGGTCCAGTAAGAACACAAGTTTTAGGAATCAGCACACCACAAAAACAACAACAGTCTCAACGTGTAAAAGATTACATGAATTATGAGATTATGAATAACATGACAGACTATGAACCTGACTTTGATCAGTTGTTATTTTATTTACCTCTTGCAGGATCTGCATTCAAAAAAGTTTACTATGATGAAGTTGAAGGTAAAGCTGTTTCTAAATTTGTACCTGCAGATGATTTAGTTGTACCTTATGCTGCAACATCACTAACCGATGCAGAATCAATTATTCACGTTGTGCGTATGTCAGAAAATGATTTACGAAAACAACAAGTGGGTGGTTTTTACAAAGACATGGATTTAACTCCAGGACCTGTCAATGAAACAGAGGCAGAGAAAAAAGAAAGAGAACTTGCAGGTGAGAAAAAAACAAAAGATGGTGGCATCTTTACACTACTCGAGTTTCACACAGAAATTGATTTAGAAGGTTTTGAAGACGTAGATAAATACGAAGAGCCAACAGGAATTAAACTTCCATACATTATTACTATTGAAGAAGCATCAGGACAGATTTTATCGATTAGAAGAAACTATGAGATTGGTGACACGAAAAGAAAACCGATTCAATATTTTGTACATTTTAAATTTTTACCAGGACTTGGTTTTTATGGTTTTGGTTTGATACACATGATCGGTGGATTATCAAGAACAGCCACCGCTGCTTTACGACAACTATTAGATGCTGGAACGTTATCAAACTTACCAGCAGGTTTTAAACAACGAGGCATCAGAATACGTGACGATGCACAAGCGATACAACCAGGAGAATTTAGAGATGTAGATGCACCAGGTGGAAACATTAGAGATTCATTTATGATGTTACCTTTTAAGGAACCATCTGCAACTTTATTACAGTTAATGGGGGTCGTAGTTCAGGCAGGTCAACGCTTTGCTTCTATAGCGGACTTGCAAGTGGGCGATGGGAATCAAGGAGCAGCTGTGGGTACGACCGTTGCGCTCCTAGAACGAGGCAGTCGTGTAATGTCAGCTATTCACAAAAGATTGTACTCTTCGTTAAAAGTTGAATTTAATTTATTAGCTAGAGTTTTTAAACTTTATCTACCACCGGAATACCCCTACGACGTGGTAGGTGGACAACGCTTCATCAAGCAAAATGACTTTGATGACAGGGTTGATGTCTTGCCAGTTGCAGATCCAAATATTTTTTCACAAACCCAGCGTATCTCCCTTGCGCAATCGGAGCTGCAACTCGCAACCTCAAATCCTGGAATACATAACTTGTATCAAGTTTACAGAAATATGTATGAAGCACTGGGTGTAAAAAATGTTGACCAAATATTAAAACAAGAGGCACCACCTGCACCAAAAGATCCAGCGTTAGAACAAATTGATGCGATGGCAGGAAAACCTTTTCAAGCATTCCCTGGTCAAGATCACAGAGCTCACATTACTTCGCATTTAAATTACATGGCAACTAACATGGCAAGAAATGCACCACTAATTATGGCAGCTTTACAAAAAAATATTTTAGAGCGTATTTCTTTAATGGCACAAGAGCAAGTTGAGATAGAATTTAAAAATGAAATCCAACAACTTGCGATGATGTCACAAAATCAACAAGCGATGGCAAACCCTGAAATGCAAATGCAAGCAAGAATGCTGTCAGAAAAAATAGAATCTAGAAAAGCAGTGTTGATTGCAGAGATGACAGAAGAATTTAGAAACGAAGAGAAGAAAATTACCTCACAATTTGATAATGACCCTGTTGCAAAACTAAGATCTAGAGAATTAGACCTACGTGCACAAGAAAATGAGAGAAAACGTATGGAAGGTGAAGAGAGATTAAACCTTGATAAGATGAGAGCAATGATGAATCAAGAAAATCAAGACGAAAAACTAGAACAAAACGAAGATTTAGCAAAATTAAGAGCTAATACATCGATTGAAAAGACAATTTTATCAAAAACTTTACCAAGCGGTAAAGATATGATGGGAAATGTAGCAATTATTAGAGGAAAAAATGAAACAGACTAAAAAACAAGACAAAAAAATCGCAAAAGTCATGCGAGAGTTTAAAAAAAAGAAATTAACCATTGGAAAATCAGATAAAAAGGTTAAAAATCGTAAACAAGCAATAGCTATTGCTCTAAATAGAGCAGGCGTAAAACAAAAAGGTAAAAAATAATGTGGTTATCAGCAATAAAACTAGCAGTCTCTACGGGTAGTAAGCTTTATGCTAATAGACAAAGAACGAAACAAGCGATGTCTGATGCAAGATTAATGCACGCGGAGCGTATGGCCCGCGGTGAGGAGGCTTACCAGGGTAAATTATTAGAAGCTAGACAAAATGATTGGAAAGACGAATTTGTCTTGATCCTATTGTCAATCCCGATTATAGTACTTGCTTGGGCAGTAATCAGCGATGACCCGGCTGCAATGCAAAAGATAGAATTATTCTTTGAATATTTTTCTAATCTCCCTAAATGGTTCACAAATTTGTGGATCCTTGTAGTGGCAAGCATTTTTGGTATAAAGGGTACACAAATATTTAGAGGAGGAAAATAATGGCAAATCCAAGATATAATAAACAAACAACAAACAGACGTGGCGCTATGAATGGTGGACGTATGAAAAAAATGGGCGGTGGCATGATGATGAAAAAAAGAAGCATGCTAAAAATGGGAACAGCAAAACCAAAAGGGTCTAAACCTGATTTTTTAGATTTAGACAAAGATAACAATAGAACAGAGTCTATGAAATCTGCAGCTAGAAGCATGAAAAAAAATCCAATGATGAAGGCTAATAAAAAAGAAAAAGCAGGGATGAAAAGAGGCGTTAGTAAATTAAACGAAGGTCTTAGAAAATTTTTAGAGAAGAAAAAAGGTAAAAAATAATGTTAGAAAAAATTAGATCAGTTATCAAAAACGTTTTATGTAAAATACTTTGTATTAAACAATGTATGTGTAAGAGGAAAAAAGATGACTAAACTTTGTCCAAGAGGTAAGGCCGCGGCCAAGCGAAAATTCAAGGTGTACCCAAGCGCATATGCAAATGCCTACGCTAGCAAAATTTGTGCAGGTAAAATTAAAGATCCATCTGGTGTAAAGAGAAAAGATTTTAGAGGACGTAAACCGTCTGCAATGGGTGGTAGAGTTTATAAAGCTGCTGGTGGATTAATGGAAGCAACTCAAAAACTTAGAAGACAAGGTAAAATGGGCGGAGGCATGGCTCAAATTCAAGGTTTTGGAAAAGCTAGAACAAGATAATGAAAAAGAAAAAACAAAAAAGATTCATAGCAAGAGGTTGTGGGAAAGTTTTAAATAACAGAAGAAAGAAAACTGTAATTGTAAAGGCGGCCTAACATGGCTAAAAAAGGTCTTGATGAATGGTTCAAACAAAAATGGGTCGACATAGGATCTAAAAGAAAGGATGGATCTTTTGCCAAGTGTGGGAGATCGAAACAAAAGAAAGACGCGAAAAGGAAGTATCCGAAGTGCGTCCCGCTTGCGAAAGCGAGAGCGATGTCGGAAGGTCAAAGACGTTCAGCGGTTGCTAGAAAAAGAGCAGCTTCGAACGTGGGACCTAAACCTACTAATGTTCGTACGTTTGCTAAGAGGACTAAAAAAGCTGCTGGTGGTGTCACTGAGCCTTATCGTGGTCGTTACATTAGTGGAGATCTGGGCGGTGTTAAAGTCTCCAACCCAAGTCTCGTCAAGTACTACAAAGGAATGGTCTAACATGGTTGTCAACAGATCAAAGATGCCACAACAAGTAACCAAGGCACCAGGCAAGAAAAAATTTAAAAATTATAAAGAGGTGAGACCTATCTTAGAATCATCAACAAAAAAGATGTTAGATAAATATTATAAGGATTTAATAAAATGAGACGGCAAAGCAAAATGCCAGCAAGAAATAAAAAGAACTTCAGGCCAACAAAGGCTGGAGCAGGCATGACAAAAGCTGGGGTCGCTGCCTACAGAAGAATGAACCCTGGCTCTAAACTAAAAACAGCGGTCACTGGCAAAGTCAAACCAGGATCAAAAGCTGCCAAAAGACGTAAATCCTTTTGTGCAAGAAGTGCGGGACAAATGAAAAAATTTCCAA